CGCGGTCTTGCTGGTCTCCTCCGACCAGTCCTCATCCTTCGGTCGCACCGGCATCAGGGCTCCAGGTATCCGCGATTGCTTTTGAGGTAGCCCACCGCCGCGGCGAGGAGGGCACCGATCGCGGCGCCCACCTCGGCGGGCATGTCCGCGCCGAGGGCGCCGGCCAGCCACACCACGACCAGGCCGAGGGGGGTACCGATCGCGCCGGCGGCCGCGATCTTCGGGCTTGGGGCGGCCGAGGGAGGGAGCTCGGCCGCGGACTTGGTGGTCTTGTGCCGTGTGCTCATCCGGCCTTCCCTTCCGAGACCCTGGAGCAGTCCCGCGGCGTGTAGGTCTGGACCACCTGCGCCTTGAGCGCGGTGGTGAACTTCTTCAGGCCGGGTGACTGCTTCTCACCGGGCGGGGCGAGGAGCTGCAGGACCGTGTCCCACAGTTCGCGGTTGTCCTGTCGGGATTCATTCGCCAGCTCGCAGGACGCCTGCTGGTACTCCTGCAGTCGTGTGGCCTTGTCGTTCGCGGTGTTCGCGCGCACGGTGGTGATTCCGAGGGCGATCACGACCAGGGCGAGCACGAGGAACGCCCCGCGCAGGTGGTTGGTGAGGCGGCGGGTCTGGCGGGCGAAGGCATCGGTTTCCTCGAACTGCGCAGCCAGGCGTTCGGTGGCGGCCCGGAGCCCGGTCGCTGCGTCCAGTAGCTCCTGGCGGTCGGTGGAGTCAGGCATGCTGCGCTCCCTGCTCGAGTGCCTCGGCGATCTGGTCGTTCACGCTGTTCAGCTCCCGGATGATCAGCTTCGCCTCAGCCACCAGCTGAGCGATCGTCATGTCGCTGGGCCGTGGCCTCTGCGAGGGGACCGGCGGGTTCGCCACCTTCGACCATCTCCTCACTGAGCGCCGTCACCTTCTCCGCGATCTCGTCGAAGACCGCGTTCAGTTCGGCGGTCAGCTCGGTGAATCTGCGCCGCAGAACCTCGACCTCTTCGGCCGTGTACCGCTTGGGGCTCACGTGTGGTCACCTCCGGCCCTGTCGACCATGCGCTGCAGCAGGGGCAGCAGCGCCTCGGTCGTGGTGAGGAACTTGGTGAGGACCGGCAGCAGCTCCTTCTGGAACGTGAACGCCATCGCGTCGCGCTGCTCATCGGCCTTGTCGCGCTCGGCGAGGGCGCGGTCGCGTTCGGCTTTGATGTTGTCCACGGACGGCTTGACCCAGAACAGGCCGGTGACCAGGCCCACGATGAGCAGGCCCATGACGCCGTAGTTGACCCAGCCCAGGGGGTCGCCGCCGGCGCCGGCGGGCGCATCGGTCGCCCATGGCATCTACCGCGGCCTGGATCGCGGCACCGCGGGCAGCGAGCCGACCGTGGCTAGGATCCGCGCCGCCTCGGCGAGGTTGCGGTTCTCGATCTCTTCGCCCTCGTGGTGGTGCTCGTCGGCCTGGGCGGCGCAGGTCGGGCACCCGTTGCGCAGACCCGTCACCAGCGCGTCCGCGTAGGCCGGCTGCAGCACGATCGCGACCTCGCGAAGGGTGGCGGTCTGGCGGCGAGTGATCCCGCCGTCCTCGCGCCGGTTGCGACCTTCGAGGAAGCCGATCGAGAAGGAGTCCAGGACACCGTCACGCAGCAGCGTCAGGGTCTCCTCACCGACCTGGGTACGCGAGACCTTCCCCTCCACATACAGGCCCCGGGAGTCGTTACGCATGTCGGTGAGGCGCCCAATCGGGGTGCCACCCAACGGGATGTGGTTGCGAGCGAGGAAGACCCCACCCGGCTTGCTCATCTGCGCGTCGAAGGCACCGCGGGAGAACACCTCGGTCAAGGTCGGGTTGATCCTGGTCGGCTTCTCCCACGGGACCGCGATCCCGGAGACGATCCCTTCCTCTCCGTCGGTCCGGATCTCCAGGTCCGCCCAGTCGGTGGCGGACCGATACAGCAGCTCGCGCTCGGTCACTGTGGCTCCTCACTCGGGTCGGCCTGAATTGCGCTACTTGGATCCGCCGGCGGCTGGGCCGGCGCGGCTGGGTCGTCGATGCCGGGCACGGGCGGAAGGTCTTCGATCTCGCGCGCCTCGGACTTCTGCAGGAAGCCGGCGCGGATACCGATCTCGTGGGCCTCGTACCGCTCACGCGTCGACCCGCGAAGCACCGCGTCCGGGTTGCCCTTCACGTAGGTCCCGTTCGGGTAGAGCGTGGACAGGGCCTGCTCGAAGTGCTCGAGGTCGGAGCCGACCGCGGTGTACTTCAGCAGGTTCCGGCCCTCCCAGTCGGCGCTGGAGTAGGTGAACCCGGAGGACTCCCCGTTCAGCCAATACGCCGGCAACCGGAAGATCAGCGCCAGCTTCACCAGGTCGAACTTCTGCACCTCGACCAGCTGCATCTGCTCCGGGTTCCATGAGATCGGCGTGAACTTCGTGCCCGACGCGAGCGCCGCGATCGTGCGGGTGCGCTGCGCCTTCAGCCACGAAGATTTCGCCGAGGTCAGCTCCGCCGGCCCCGTGTCCGGGCTCGTCGCCTCGATCACACCGGTCGGGACGCCGTGCACGTGGTTGTTCACCTGCCGCTGCAGATCCTTCGACCCGTTCACCCCGGCGAAGTGCGCCTCGAGCACGCCCAGGCCGCGGAGCTCACCCGGCGCGTGCGGCCCGCGCACGTGCAGGATCTCGTCCTGGTCGTAGACCCGGTCGTCTCCGATGTCGTACTGGATCCGCCCTGTGCGGGGGTGCCGCCCGACCGTGCACAGCTCAGCGCGCACCGGCAGGATCTGCGCGGGCGTCCCGTCGGCGTTGTTGAACCGGCGCGCGATCGCGTTGCCATGCCAGATGTAGTCCAGGCCGAGGGACGAGAAGGTCTCGATCCGCAGGAACGGCCGGTTCGGCTGCAGCAGGAACGGCGGCGTCGGGAGCCGCTCGTCCACACCGGCCCGGTCCCGGTAGAGGTGGAACGGGAACCGCGCCAACTGGTAGGCCCGCATCAGCGCCGCCGACCACGCCGCCGGGATACCCATCCCACCGCTGTAGCTCGACGGCCCCATCGGCCCCCAGTCCGGTGACAGCAGCGGCGGCCCGAACACCGTGTAGGTCTCGCTGAACTCCGGGTCGATGGAGTCGGTGACCGTGTAGATCCGGTCGCGTGTCAGCCACGCACCCATCCCCGGCATCAGGCGGCCCGCCTAGCGCGCGCGTCCTGCTGTCGCTTCCACGCCGCCGCGGCCGAGCGGACCTGCGCGGACTCCGCCATCGTGCCGCCGGCGAGCAGCAGCACCCCGCCGGCCAGTACCGCCCACGCCACCGCGAACACCAGCGCGACACCGGCGACGACCAGGGCGACGCCGGCCAACTGCGCGAGCACCGCCCACGGCCACGCGACGACGGCGGCCGCGGCGCGCTTCCTGCGCGGAGCCTTCACCGGTCCGGTCACAGAACCACGCCCTCCCAGTTGTGCCGCCGCGGCGGCAACATCTGAACCGTGTACACGGCACCGGCCGCCGAATACGCCGCGTCCGCGTGCCCGACACCGCGACGGGTGAACCGCCACCCGTCGGAGACGTGCAGCCGCGCCGCGCCGGCGATGTGCGCGTCCAGCAGTGGGTCACCCGGGTGCAGGACCTTGCGCGACTTCACGAGATCCGCGAAGCCCATGCACGCCGCCGACACCTCAGCGCCCTTGATCTCGGTCGCCTTCTTGCGCCGCTTCATGATCGGCGCGAACACCGCACCCGGGCCCGACGGGAACCACGCCTCGGCCTCCGCGCCGATGCGGTCCAGCACCGACTCCAGCTCGTCCCGCGCGGTGAGCGTGTCCCGCCATCCGGCCGCCGGCTCGACCCGGATCCGCCCGTCATCGCCGAGTGCCGCCACCGACAGGGTCACGTGCTCGCCGTCGGGTGCGACGTCGAGGCACGCCACAATCCGCAGCTCCGCGCGCCGCGCCTCGAACTCCTCCACAGTCTCGCCCGAACGCTGCGCCAACGTCGCCGCCGGATCCCGGCAGTCCCGCCACGCCGGGAGCTCCACCGCCGAGTCCATCGTGTCCACCCGCTGGCACAGCACCTCGGTGCGGAACACCGCCGGCGGATCCGACACCAGCGACGACCGGATCGACGCCTCACTCACCGTGTGCCCGAGCGCCGGGTTCGCCTGGGCCCACGCCTCGACATCCTCCAGGTCGCAGCCGTCCGGGGCAGACCACTCGAAGATCCCCAGCGTCGAGTCCCGGTGGTCCAGCGCCGCCTCCCGCAGCTGGTTCAGCACCACCGACTCCGAATCCCCGGCGTTCGACGTGCACACCACCAGCGCGTTCGGACGCGCCATCGTCGTCTTCGTCAGCGCACCCCACGCCTCCCAGCCGCGGTGCTCCCGCAACTCATCCAGCGACAAGACATCCACCGACAGGCCACGCCCCGCGCCGCGCGTCGCCGCCGCGATCCGATACCGCGACCCCGAGTGCAGACGCAGCTCCTGCTCACCGTTCGTGCGCCGCACCGTCGCCACCTCCGCGCGCAGCTCCGGCTCGTCCTCCGCCATCTCCACCACGCCCTGCCACGTCTCCCGCGCGATGTCCAACGACTGCGCCGCACCGAGCACCAGACGCGCCCGGCCCATGAACAGGAACCACGCAATCAGCACCTTCACCAACGTGGTCTTGCCGTTCTGACGGGCGATCAGGACCAGAAGAGTCCGGAACCGGAACGAACCATCCGGGTTCAGCTCCAGCGCGTGCAGCAGCAGCCACTTCTGGTACGGCAGCAACTCCACACCGAGGATCTCCGTAGCGAACCGGATGCACTCATAGCCCAGGGTCGTCTTCGGCGTCAGCTCCCGCAGCGGCGGCGTCAACAGCCGCGGCTCCGCGCACCCCAACACGCTCACGCCGGACCCCGGATCGCCGCAAGCCGCCCCACCGGCGGCTTCGCCTGCCCCTCACCCTGACCACGCGTCATCAGACCCCGCGCACGCGGCGTCGCACCCAACGCCTCCAACGCCACCAGCAGCCGCGGCCCCACCCGCGACACCGCCAGCGCCCGCGCCTCGACGTCCTCGATCGCACCGGCATCGTCGAGCGCCTGGCCATACGTCCGGGCCAGCCGAGCCGCGGCCGTGTCGAGATCCGACAACGGCAGCGCCGCCAACGTCGCATCGACAGCCGGGAGCACCAAGCTCCCAGCC